GCCAAAGAAGAAAAGCGCATTTCAAACGTGCCATACGATCCCGGCGTGGGTGTTGTTACTGCATGGGACTTGGGTATTGGCGACAGCACGGCTATCTGGTTTGCGCAGTATGTCGGCAAAGAAATCCGCTTAATAGATTACTATGAGAGCAGCGGCGTAGGTTTAGACCATTACGCAAAGGCTCTAAGTGAGCGGGGCTATCATTACGAGCAGCATATTTTGCCGCACGATGTCAGAGTTAAGGAGCTTGGCACGGGCAAGAGCAGATTGGAAACGCTGGACGCGCTGGGCATTAAAGACATAGAAATAGCTCCCCGGCTTGGAATAGAAGATGGCATACAAGCTGCGCGTTCTATGCTTAACCGTTGTTGGTTTGACGAAAGCAAGTGTGAGCGTGGCGTGGAAGCAATGTTGCAATATCGGCGTGAGTTTGACGAGCGGATGAAGTCTTGGCGCGGCAGACCCTTGCACGATTGGACTTCTCATGGTGCGGATGCGTTCAGATATTTAGCTGTTGGTTATAAGCCTGATGCCGATTGGGGCGCACCAATCAAGCGCGGATTGCGTGGAATAGCTTAATGTGATACTGTGTGGTTGAAGAACACAGGTGCATCATGGCAAAAATGACTAAAGCACAAATTGCGAGAGCTAAGGCTATGTCTAAGCGCAGGGGTTCTGCGTATCCTAATGCTTGGTCAAATTTAAAAGTTGTCAGGGCCGATGCAAAGAAATCCAACAAAAAACCAGCAAAGAGGAAAGCATAATGGGTTATGGCAAAAAGGGTATGGGTAAGAAAAAGGGCGGCAAAAAGAAATGAAAACTGGTAAGTATTCTTCCGCAGCATCCTTCAAACCATGCAAGGGTTGCCCTACACCAAGCAAATGCGCAATGGCTGGCAAGTGTTTAGCAAAAGCGTGAGGCTTATTGATTTCTAATGCGTACAAAAGCTGAAAAGATAGCGGCTGCAAAAAAGCGGCACGGGTTTACGGCGGTTAATAAACCTCGCCGGGGTGGGCCTAAGAAGTTTGAAGTCTTGGCGGTTGAAGGCAACCAAGTTAAAAAGGTTAACTTTGGCGATCCGAATATGACCATTAAGAAAAGCACCCCAAGTCGAAAAGCATCGTATTGTGCGCGTTCTGGTGGTATTAAGGGTAAGAATAGCAAATTGTCGGCTAACTATTGGTCGCGTAAAGCATGGGACTGTTAAATGGCAATCACAACTTATTCAGAGCTTCAATCTTCCATTGCCAATTGGCTTAATCGTAATGGTGATACATCGTTACTTTCGGTTATTCCTGATTTCATTGCGCTGGCGGAGGCCGATATAAATCGCAAACTGCGTCATTATAAAATGATTGAGCGTGTTGATGCAGTGCTTGATAGCCGATATGTGCAAGTGCCTAACAATTGGTTGGAGACGGTTCGATTTAATATCACCGCATCAACCACGGTCAAATTAGATTTTATTGGCCCAGAAGATATGCTGGAAAAGCGGCAGAACAACAGCGACACTGCTGGCATTTCTCGTTATTATACGCAAATGGGGGAAGCTATAGAGGTGTTCCCAACTCCTGCTGCGGAATATCCTATGCAGCTTGCTTATTATGCGCAAATCCCAAGTTTGAGCGATAGCGTAACTTTTAATTGGTTGCTGCAAGATCAGCCTGATGTTTACCTGTATGGCGCACTTATGCAATCGGCTCCATATTTGCTGGATGATGCAAGGATTCAGACTTGGGCTGGCTTGTATCAAAACGGTTTGGCTTCACTGCAAAAGGCATCTGATGACACTAGGTTTGGTGGTTCTGGTCGCAGAATTATTATAACTAGTTATTAACTGAAAATTGGTGTATGATAGCGCCAGATATATCTAACGGAGAAATCCATGTCCTTAACTAACGCTTTCGAGACAACCACACTGCAATATCTGTTGACCACAGATAGCGTTACCCGCCCAACCGCGTGGTACATTGGTTTGTTTACATCTGACCCGACCGACACTGGCACCGCTGGCACTGAAGTTTCTGGTTTTGACTATGCCAGAACTGCGGCAACATTTACTGTCAGTAGCGACACAGCATCAAATTCAGCAGCGGTTGAGTTTCCAGCAGCCAATGGCGGCAACTGGGGAACAGTAAGTCACATTGGAATTATGGATGCCGCATCAGGCGGTAATATGATTGTCCACGCACCTTTGACAGTTGCAAAGGCGATCAATGACGGTGACGTTTTCCGCATCCCGACAGGTGACTTAGACATTACTGCCTCATAATGGCTTTGCGCTCTACATACGACACTGGCCTTTACAGTTCTGGTTTATATGGTGAGCCAGAAACAACACAAGGCGCAGCCACAGTATCGTGTAGCGTATCGGCGTCCGCTAGTGCGGTAACTGTTGTCAGCGCGGCTGCTACGGCAAGCGCGGTGTTTACATCATCATCACCAGCGGGCGTAATTGTAAAAGATGGCGCTGTGGTTGCGAATGTTCTGACGTTGGTCACGGCAGCGGCGATTGAGTATGTGCGCAATGATGGGTTTAGACCCGGTTATGGTCTAAACACTTATGGTTCATACATTTATGGAGAAAATCACAGTGTAGAAGATGGCATTGTAGCTGACGGCTTTGCAGTAAGTGTATCCATTACGCCGCAAATTACTCGCAATGTATCAAGCGCATCACAGATAACATTTAGTCCTTCTGTTGATGGATACTTGGCGCAAGTTGGGGCATCAACGACAGATGTTTCATTTACGCCAAATATCGCATATAATCGCATCAGAAACTGTTCGGCGAGTGACAGCATACTTGGTGAAACAACGGTTGTTGCGCGTTATAAATGGTTGCCTACAAGTGATCCAACAACAACGTGGACAACATCAGATTATTTAGAGAGGGCCGCATAAATGCCTACAACAACCACAAACTATTCCTGGAATAAGCCTACCGTCGGCGGCGATGAAGACGCTTGGGGCGGTTATATTAATGGTAATTGGGACAGCTTAGATACGCTGCTTGGCGGCGTTTCAAATACAGAGTTGCAAATTCTGGACGGTGCGACTGTTACCACCTCAGAGATTAACGTCCTGTCTGGTATCACCGCGACCTCCTCTGAGCTAAACTACGTTGATGTGACAGTTCTTGGCACGACCGAAGCATCAAAGGCTGTAACGGCAGACGCTAACGGCATTGTGACGTTTGATAATGGCATCGCAGAAGAACACACTAGCGTAACATCATCTGGCAACTCTGTAACCGTTGACTTGCATGACGGCACAAACTTTAGCCACACGTTGACAGAAAACACTTCATTCACTTTCAGCAATCCTGTGTCATCAGGTAAGGTGTCAAGTTTTACATTAAAACTGGTACAAGACGCATCAGCGTCCGGCTTCACTGTTGCGTGGCCCGCAAGCGTTGATTGGGCCGAAGCTACTGCACCGACACTCTCAGCAACGGCCAACGCGGTTGATTTCTTCGTGTTTACCACTCACGATGGTGGCACGACTTATTACGGGTTTACTGCTGGTCAGGCGATGGGGTAAAAAATGTCAGGCACTAGAAAACTAATTCAAGCGTCTGGAGGCTCAGAAATTGAAGCTCCGGAAAATCTGTCACTCTACATGATGGGGCTGACTGATTTTGGCCAGACGGGCACGGGTGACATAAAATATAGCGCCGACCTAAATGCTTACACCACTAGCGGTGACTTTGCTGACAGTAACAACGGAAGCACCGTTGACGCCGACGGTGGCTCATACATTGCAATCAAAAATAATGGAACGTGCTGGGTTTGGGGTAATAATAACAATGGCCAGCTTGGCCTTGGTGACACTGTGAATAGAAGCTCTCCAGTCCAATTGGGGACTGAGACTGATTTCACATTTGTCAGTACGTCCGGCTACCATACTTTGTTTATTCGTGGCGGTGCTCTTTACGGCATGGGCGGCAACGCGTTTGGTAATTTAGGCACAAATGACAACACAGACCGAAGCTCTCCCGTGCAAATTCCATTTTCGTTTGGGACGCCTTCCTATATTCATGCAGGTTCATATTATAGCACATTTGTGATTGATACAAATAGAAAGCTCTATAGCTGTGGATACAACTATTACGGCACTCTGGGTGACAACAGCACAAATAACCGTAATGCTTTGGCTCAAATAGGCACCGGTTCAAGTTGGCGAAGCGTTGCGGCTTCCAGCCACGCGGTTGCTACGGAAACGAACGGCAGTTTGTACGCTTGGGGCAGAAATAACAACGGCCAGTTTGGTAATTTAGGCACCACAAGCACTTCTTCCCCGGTGCAAGTCGCGGCGGGCAAAGTATGGTCAGAGCATATCGCACTTAGTTCAAATGGGCCGACTTTTGCTATTCAAACAAATGGCAATTTAAACTTTATGGGTGGAAGCCAGTATTATGGTCAGGGCGGCAACCAGTCAACATCCAACGGTAGTTCCCCGGTTGTAATTGCTTATGACGTAAATGCTGTAATGACAGACGCCTCTAGGACTGTATTCCGAAAATCTAACGGGTCACTCTGGTCTGTTGGGTATGGTGGAAGTGGCGGCTTGGCTGATGGGACTTGGTCAGACAGAAGCTCTCCTGCGCAAATTGGCTCGTCAACAAGTTGGGGTTATCCCAGCGCAGGTGCTATTTTGGACAACAGCAACGATAATATTTACATTTGGGAGCGTGTTGGCGACGCCAATGGCTCTGTTGAAAACTATAAAACTCCGACCTTGGTTGGAAGTGCCGGAGAGTGGAGAACAGCGTCCCACGGATTAGACCATTCTCTTGGCATCAAGACGGATGGAACCCTTTGGGTTTGGGGTAAGAATACTGACGGTCGGCTTGGCCTAGGCGACACAACGCCGCGATCACTTCCTGTTCAGGTTGGGTCATCAACAGACTGGACGAAAGTTTACGCATCTTCTCAATCATCCTTTGCGATTAACTCTAATGGGGATTTGTATGTCTCCGGTGGAAATGCTAGCGGACAGCTTGGTACGGGCAATACAAATGACATAAGCTCATTCACTCAGTTAGGCTCTGATGCGTGGTTGGATGTAGCTTGCGGCAACAATCACACAGTAGCCATTAAGGCTGATGGTACTCTTTGGACTTGGGGTGACAACCTTCTTAGTCAGCTTGGAGATGGCAGTGTTACAACACGACTTTCGCCGGGCCAGAGAAATTCTGCAACTGATTTTGTTCAAGTCGGTGCGGGGCAGTATTGGTCTGCCGCTAGGCGCAGTTCTGGCTCTGGATGGTATCACGCCGGAAGTTCGCAGCAAAATCAGGCTGGCTCTTACATAATGAAAAACACTACATTCAGCAATGTGATGACGTCATACACATTTGATGACATGAAGTTTGGAGGAAACCACCTCGGTGGGCGTATTGGTAAAACCATATACCTATGGGGGATGGACACCTCAGGCCAGTTTGGCCTTGGTAGCACCGCCAGTTACAGGGCTCCTACACAAATTTCGGGCAGTTGGTTCGATTTTGGGCTTTCTTCTGCCGGATCGTATCTGATTGACTACAGCAACAATCTTTGGGTCTCAGGTTCGAACAACAATGGAATGTTGGGCAACGGAAATAATGTGAGCTTGAGCTCATTAACGCAAATTGGCTCAAGCATTGATTTCTGGCGCTCTGGGGTTACGCCTCAAACCCAAAACGCAGCGGGTGTGTTTGGAGGATGACCGAAAAACACCCGCTTGACCTAGCTTTCAAGGCTGCTCTTAAAGGCGATCACGAGAAGTCAGAGGAAATTCTTCTAACTTGTGATAAAAGCGATCCGCGTGTCGTTTTTAATCTGGGCTGGCACAAAATGCGTAAGAGCAACATCACAAAGGGACTGTCCATGTTAGATGCTGGGCGGTTTATCCAATGCTATGGATCACCTTTAATTGCTGGTGAGCTATGGAGGCAGCACGACCTCAATGGGAAAACTTTGATGTTGCGCTGTGAAGGTGGCTTTGGTGATGAGATATTGCAGGTCAGGTGGGTCAAAGAGCTTGAGGCCATGGGAGCTAATGTCGTTGTCTCCTGCAACAAGAATATAAAGAAGTTCTTTGCCCAGAACGGGATGACTTGCGTTGACAGCGACAAGGAACATTTTGTTTATTTTGACTATTGGCTTCCGGGGATGTCTGTCCCTCATGTGTTGGGTCGTGAGGCTGATACGATACCAAGCAAACCATATTTAAAATCTAAAGCTCGCGATCTGCCTTCCGAAGCTGGAAAGCTGAAAGTTGGCGTCAAGTGGGCCGGTAATCCAGAATTTGACCATCAGCAGTTTCGTGAGTTTAATCCAGAATACTTGATTGGTCTGCATAAAAATCCAAACATATCTCTGTATTCGCTACAGCGCGAAGATAAGATTATTGAAGACCTACCGTTTACTGATATGCGTGATGAGATGGTAACGTGGAGTGACACAGCAGAAATCATCTCTGGATTAGACCTCGTTATATCGTCTTGCACTTCAATAATACACTTGGCTGGCGCTTTGGGCGTCGAGGCTTGGGTCGTAGCCCCAATTATGCCATACTACACATGGGCCGAGCCAACGGCCTCAACGCCTTGGTATGACAGCGTAAGGGTGTTTCGGCAGAAGAAATTTGGAGAATGGGATGAGCCTTTCTCTGAGATAGAGAAAGAGCTACATAAGCGGTGCAGCCCCGCCAAAGTTTCTTAAAGGAGAGAATGATGCGCTATGGATACGTTGTAAACGGCGAGATTGTTGAGGGGCCAAAAGCCCTTCCAAAGTCTTGGAAAAACATTTCTAACTTCCACAATACGTCAGAAGGCGACCTTGCCGATCTTGGTTGGTTGCCGTGGCGTCTTGTTGAGGGCGAAGGCGAATTCTATATTGGAACTCAAGTTGAGATCAAATCCAATGAGATTGTTGAGACTAAGCAGTTTCGCGAAAAGACAGAAGCAGAAACCCTTTCGGACGAGAAACGCCGATTGGAGGATGTTGCCGCAAGACGGCGGGCTGATTACGAGTTGGAAGCTGATGGCTTGTTCTTCAAATATCAACGCGGTGAAGCTACAGAGGCTGATTGGCTCGAAAAGATTGAGGAAATCAAAGTTCGCCACTTAAAGTGATAATTTTCACTAATGGTTGCTTTGATATACTCCACAGAGGACATATAGAGTATTTGCAGCAGTCTCGCTCTTTAGGGTCAAGGCTCATAGTTGGGCTGAACTCGGATGCCTCAGTGAAGAGGCTCAAGGGCGAAGATCGGCCAATTAATAATCAAAGTGATAGGGCGCTGATTTTGAGTGCCCTATCTTGCGTTGATGAGGTTCATATCTTTGATGATGACACGCCTTATTCTCTTATAGAGAATATATGCCCAGATGTTATAACTAAGGGTGGCGATTACAGCCCTAGCGGTGTTGTTGGCAATGACCTTTCAAAAGTGGTAATTATTCCTTACATTGAAGGAAAATCAACGTCTGGGGTGATAGATGCAATTAAAAGGAATGGTGACTAAGGGCTGGGGGCACGAAAATATCTGGTGCAGCAATGATAAATATTGCGGAAAGATGCTTACATTTAACGAAGGTGCTAAATTTTCAATGCACTTTCACCGCGAAAAAGATGAGACTTGGTTTATCCTAAATGGCAAATTCACAGTCACTATCATTGATACAAAAGACGCAAGCAGAAGCACGGTGGAGCTAACTGCTGGCGATACTTGGCACAATCCACCGCTATTACCGCATCAATTGGCTTGTGTTGAGGCTGGGACAATAATTGAAGTTTCTACGCCAGACAGCGTTGAGGACAACTACAGAGTTGAAGCGGGAGACAGTCAGAAATGAAAGTTTGTGTAATAGGTGACGCTTGCATTGATGTTTACCACACTGGCGACACAAGTCGCAAAAACCCAGAAGCGTCTACGCCCTTACTAAGCAACGTCAAAACCTCAAAGAAAAACGGTATGGCACTGAATGTTGCGGAAAATATGTCAAAGCTAGGTGCGCGTGTTGAAGTTATCATTCCAAGCGGTGATCTGATTGAAAAGCATAGATATGTAGACCACAAGCACGGCAATCAATATCTCAGGGTTGATTATGATAAATCGTATAAGCGCACCAATGTTTTACCTGACCCTAAAAACTATCACGCTGTGCTTGTGTGCGATTACAACAAAGGCTTCCTGTCTAAAGCCGATATTGTAACACTTTCGCAGCATAAAAACGTCTATATAGACACAAAGAAGAAAGACTTGCGTGGTGCGGGCGATGCGCTTTTTAAGATAAACGAGCATGAGTTTAACGCACTAACGCATGAGCCACAGAACCTTTTAGTTACTTACGGAGCGAAAGGTGCTTTTTACGATGGGGTGTTATACGAAGCTGAGAGTCTCGATGCAGTTGACGTATGCGGAGCGGGGGACACGTTCCTAGCGGCACTTGCGTTCAGTAGGGCCAAGTCTAACACAATGGATAAAGCCATAAAGTTTGCAAACTTATGCGCAGCCATAACATGCACAAAGCGGGGGACTTATGCGCCAACAACCAAAGAAGTATATAATAGATATAGATGGAACAATCTGCACACAAACCAAGAGCGATTACCCGAACGCACAGCCGATAAGGGATCGGATAAGTAAGGTAAACAAGCTGTATGATGACGGTAATTATATCGTATATTGGACAGCTAGAGGTATGGCCTCAAATACTGATTGGTCAGAATTAACGAGGGAGCAGTTGAACGAATGGGGCTGCAAGTATCACGAGCTAAATATGCAAAAGCCATCTTATGATGTCTGGGTGGATGATAAAGCAAAATGGCTATTTTAATAACGGGGCATAAGGGCTTCATAGGCCAAAACATGATGGCAGCTTTCCCTGATGCCATTGGTTATGAGTGGGGTGATGGCGATATATGCCTTGATGGCGTTACCGCAGTTATTCACTTGGGTGCCATATCTAGCACCACCTGTAACGACTGGAGCTTGCTCAAACGGCAGAATGTAGACTTTTCCAAGCAGCTATTAGACGCATGTGCGGAGCGCAAGATACACTTTCAGTTTGCATCATCAGCATCTGTTTATGGCGTGGATGCTCAATCATTCTGCGAAGATGACACTGTGCGGCCCGCAAACCTGTATGCGAAAAGCAAACGTGCGGTTGAGGAATACATACTTGGCAAAGATTGGCTTATGCCTGTTCAGGCGTTTAGATACTTCAACGTCCACGGTAAATATGAGGATCACAAGGATCAGCCATCACCTCACAGCCTTTTTGCGAGACAAGCAAAGCAGTCTGGCGTAATAACTTTGTTTGAAAAAAGCCAAGAATATAAGCGTGATTTCATCCCTGTGGATAATGTGGTAAACATACATAAGAAGTTTTTGCAAAAATCAGAAAGCGGCATATTCAACGTGGGCAGTGGTAAAGCTACAAGTTTCCATGACGTTGCGCATTCCATAGCGTCTTCAACTGGTGCGATGGTGAAAGAAGTGCCCATGCCAAATAATATGACGAAGACCTATCAGAAGTTCACAAAAGCTGATATGGTAAAAACCAACAGCATTCTTGCATCAGGTGACTAAATGGCACTTATTCCTTTGAAAATCTCGAAAGGCGCATATCGCAACGGCACGGATTTAATGTCACAGGGCCGTTGGCGTGACGTAAACTTAGTGCGTTGGCATGAGGATGCGCTGCGCCCGATTGGTGGATGGCGTCAACGTCAAGAAGTAGACCTTCAGGGCATAGCTCGCAGAATTGTCACTTGGGAAGACAATCAAGCGAACAGATACATGGCGGCAGGAACTGACGATGCGCTTTACGTTGTGAATGCGGGTGGAGTAAGGACAGAAATAACGCCCGCATCTTTTACGCAAGGTCTAGTGGACGCTGGCATCAACACTGGCTTCGGCGGTGGTTTTTACGGCACTGACTTGTATGGAGAGCCTCGCCAAGACGCGGATCAGTTACTACCAGCGACAGTGTGGTCACTGGATAACTGGGGCGAATACCTGCTTGCGTTGTCTCCAAATGATGGGACGCTAAATGAATGGCAGCTAAATACTTCTGTGGTTGCGCAGCCAGTAGCAAACGCTCCAACGAGCTGCTCTGGCTTCATGGTTACTGAGGAACGCTTTGTTGTATGTTTTGGCGCAGGTGGTGATCCTCGCAAGGTGCAGTGGTCAGACCGAGAAGACAACACAACTTGGACGGCCGCATCTACGAACGAAGCTGGCGACATAAACTTGCAAACAAACGGCACGATCTTGCGAGGTTTGCGCGCGCGTGGTCAATCGGTGATCCTAACATCGGAAGACTGTCACACTTTGACATACCAAGGGCCACCATTTGTTATGGGCCTAGAGCGAGTTGGCACATCATGTGGATTAATAGGCGCAGCGGCTGCGGTGTCTGTTGATAACGGCGTTTTCTGGATGGGCAATAGAGGCTTCTTTGTCTATTCAGGCGGACGCGTTCAAGACCTTCCATGTGAGGTTGGGGATTATGTGTTTTCAGACATGAACACAGACCAAAAAAGCAAAGTTAGCGCATCTGTAAATTCAGCTTGGAATGAAATTTGGTGGTTTTATCCTTCTAAAAGCTCCTTGGAATGTGATCGTTACGTTGCATATGATTATGCAGAAAACATCTGGATGACAGGAAATATGGATCGCACGGCGGGTGTGGATCGCGGGGTATTCCGACAACCAATGTTTATTGCCAGTGATGGTAAAATATACGAACACGAAATTGGCTATAACTATGATACCAATACGCCATACGCTGAAACCGGGCCTATCTCTATCGGTTCTGGCGACAACCTAATGAATGTTGTTGAGCTTATCCCCGACGAGAAAACGCAGGGCGATGTGACCGCCACGTTTAAAACGCGCTTTTATCCGAATGGCTCTGAAAGTGAATACGGGCCGTTTAATATGAGCAACCCGACATCGGTGCGCTTCCAAGGGCGTCAGGTGCGTATGCGAGTTGAGGGCAGTGTCGCCACTGACTGGCGTGTTGGCATTATGCGGCTTGATGCACGGCAGGGCGGGCGTCGATGAGAGTTGTCCCGCCAATCACCTTTGACTTATCGGCGTGGGCTGAAAATCTGCGCCGCTATCTTGGCAAAGCTCTAAACCAGCTTGACTCCAAGGATGCGTCCGTGTCGGCGGCAGAGGATGGCGTTTTGCTCTGGGATCGCGAAGAAGGCTACCCGGTGGTTTCAAAGAACGGTGAGTGGGTGCAAGTTGTTCTGGAGGACGGCAAATACTCTGGGGCAGTGACAACTGACCAAACTGCTGTAGCTATAAACACAGCGTACGCATTGACGTACACCTCCAGCATCGCTGACGGTATTGCTAACGGCACTCCAGCCTCTCGCATTGTGTTTGATGAGGCTGGTCAGTATATGATTAGCTTTTCTGCGCAGATTGCATCGACATCAAGCTCAACTGTAAACTTCTGGTTCTGGCCACGGGTCAATGGATCTGATGTTACTGGGTCAACAATGAAAAATGCACTGCACCAAAACGGGTCTGTTTTAGTTGTTTCGCGCTCTGCAATATTTGAGATTAACGCTGGAGACTACCTTGAGGCTATGTGGGCAGTAGACAGCACCAGTGGGTTTCTTGACGCAACAGCCGCAACTGCGTTTGCGCCTGCCGCGCCAGCCTCAACGATAGCAATTACGAGGTTGCACGGCTAGGGGTGTCAAAGTGACAGAAATATGGTATAAATGTCTAAACCGTTCGGAGTTATAAAATGGGCATCATGGATTTCTTATTTGGCAAACCTGAGCAAACAGGCCAACTTGATCCGCAAACAAAAGCGGCAAGAAACTTTTTGCTTAATCAAATGTTGGAGCAATACAGTGCTGGGCCAGTAGATGTTCCACAATATCAAGCTGTTGCCCCGGCTGCAATGTATAGCGGCACAAATGATCTTCTTAGTTCTCTTGGTTTAGGAACGGTTGCACCTCCATCAATGCCCACAGTAAATGTCGGCGGTGTTGAGGCTTACAGTAGCCAGCCATTCCAAGAGCAAATAGAAACTGCTTACGGAGAGCGTTATCCGGGACAATACGAATTCTTGCGATCTTTTTACCGAGATCGTGTAACGGGTGAACCCGGAACTCGCTCATATGGATATGTTGATCCAAACGCGCCTGTAGCTATGCCCGGTGTCGTCGGAGGTGGAAATCAATATAATAATAGCGATTCTGACTCCACGGCTTACGCTGTAAACTTGCACAACAGTCTATTCCCCACTGCTGATTATTCTGGTGGGCCAACTAATTACACTGATAGTTATGGTGTGGTTGGCTCTGATGCACCTGCATTTTCCGGTGGCGGTGCAGATGGCGTGGGCAATTTTGGCGCTGTTGGCGACTTTTTTGGAGGGATCGGCAATGCGCTCGGTATTACTGATTATAAATTGTGATGAAAGGTTGTTCCAATGATCGGTTCAAACGTATTTGGGCAAGCCCAGCAATATCAAACTCAAGCGGGTGATATTTACGGACGCTTGGGAAGTTTTAGCCCAACCAATATGCAATCAGCACAAGTCGGCTCTGCGCAACAAATGCAGGGTGTCGGTGCTGTGCAATCCGCACAAGCTCCCGGCCAGATTAATGTCAATCAGTTAGCCACAACAAACCTTGACCCATATATGAGCCCTTATACGCAGAATGTGATTGAGGCGGGTCAGGCCGACATTGAGCGGCAACGTCAACTTGCATCAAACCAATTGGGCGCACAGGCACAAGCTGCTGGCGCTTTTGGTGGTTCCCGTCAAGCGGTGCAAGAAGGTGTGCTTGCTGGTGAGGCTTTGCGGCAAGCTGGTCAACTTTCTGCGCAACAACGGCAACAAGCATTTACCCAAGCACTGCAATCTGGTCAGTTTGACATTGGCAACGTGCAACAGGCGCGAACACTTGCATCTGGTCAAGAGTTTCAAGCAAACCAATATGCACAACAAGCACAAGAGGCCGCAGCGGCGCGTGAGCAAGCGGCGCGTTCTGGCAATATGCAAGCTGCTAATCAGTTTGCGTTACAACAGGCTCAATTTGAGCAAGCGGCAAACCAAGCCAATTATCAGGGTCAGTTCCAAGCGGCTAACGTACAATCTGGTGCGGCTGGTGGTTTGCGCGGTCTTGGGTCAACTATGTTTGGTCAGGGTATGCGTGGCCTTGAAATGCAACAAGCGGCAGCGGCTAGATCGCAAGCTGCACAACAAGCAATGCTAGATGCTGGGCGTCAGCAGACACTAGGCAACTTAGGCTATCCCGGTCAGGCTCTACAAACTGGCACTGGCACGCTCGGGGCGCTTCCAAATGCAAAAATGACAGTAGGTGGAACTCCTGGACTATTTGGAACTCTAGCAGCTTTCAGCGGCCTTCCGGGTTTTGGTTAAATAAATGGAACTAACGCAACGAGACCTACTGGCAAAGACACTGCAAGCCGAAGCTGGAAACCAAGGCTATAGTGGCATGGTGGCTGTTGGTTCGGTAATTATGAACCGTCTTGCTGGCGGCAGTGATCTCGGCAAAGTAATTTTGCAGCCGGGTCATTTCTCTGCGTGGAATAGTACAACTGGTTATGCTGGCGGCGAACAAGGCCAAGACATGGACTTCACGCCAAGTGCCAAATCGTATGAAGTTGCAGATGCTTTGCTCTCTGGTAATTATGAAGACCCGACAGGCGGTGCAACTCATTATTACAACCCGCAGCTTGCTGATCCTAATTGGGGCGCATCTGCTGGTGGTGATTGGCAAACCATCGGGTCGCACATTTTTGGAAAAGCAAACAAAGCTGGCCCGAAACCAATACCGAATAATGGGCAGATGAAGAAATCTTTAGAAGCCGAAATCTTTGGAGGAGCTTCAGCAATGGACGGACAACCTACGGGCCGAAATATGAACCAGCCTAGTGCTATTCAGATGCAGAAAATGCAACAACAGCAAGGATCGGGCGGTCTTATGGGATTTCTGCGCGATCCGCGAACCCGCGAGACATTTGCCTCGTTAGACAGGTCTGGAATGTTGGGCGGCGTTCAGCAACGGGCTGCGGCTGATGTAGAGCGACAACAGCAAGGCGAAGATCGAAATCGAACAGCGGATTGGTTGGCTTCTCAGCCTAATGGCGGATTGTTTGCCGAAGCTATAAGAGCCGGGATGCCAGCAGCGCAAGCATATGACGCTTATAGAAAATCATTGAATGGTGATTATGTTGTTGTCGGCAAAACATTAGTTGATCGCAAAACAGGCAAGGTTGTTTTCCAAGCCCCAAGTACGGCAACAATTACTCGAAAAAATCCAGTAACAGGTGAATTTGAATATATATCAGGAATTGATCCGTCACAACTTGACCTAAAGGAAAGTGAATCTGGTGCAGTGATTTATTCTGGCAGGATGCGACAGGCCGAAAATGATTTACGCTTGGTTGAAAGGGAAGGGACTGATTTCATGCAGAAAATCTATTCCAATGCGCCTTTTAACCTCGGCAACTATATGACATCAACTGAGTTTAAATCTTACGATCAAGCGCGAAAGAATTTTATTAACGCTGTTCTCCGAAGGGAGTCGGGTGCTGCGATTGCTGAGTCCGAATTTGACAATGCGAACTCGCAATATTTCCCGCAGCCGGGAGACCCACAAGAAATTATAGACCAAAAAAGAAGAAACAGAGAATTAGCAATTACGTTAATGGAAGCTGGTGCTGGTGAGGGTGCTGCATATGCTCAACAAGAAGTTCTTAAAATGCAAAGACAAATTAACCCACTTTTCGGAACGGATGAGTATGTAGCTCCAGAAGCACCAGCGCAAAGTGAAGGCGGCAATACGGAGGTTACATTTCCATAATGGCTAAAAAACCTACAAAAAAAATCTTTTACATTAAGAGTAAAGAGACGGGTGATATAATGCGTATCGCCGCGAAAACTCGTGATGAAGCGTTCGCAATATCTGACACAATGGACCCTTATAAAGCTCCAATTGTTGTTCCTAGACCGGGTGGCTCAGGTTATTTTGTCAATCCAGACGATGGGAGCGCCCTAGTCATGCAGCCTGATGGCAGAGAGTTGATTATGGGCAGTGGCTTTAGTACGTCTGACCCTGAGCGTGTTGCTGCTTACAAAGAAGGTCAAACCGCTGGATCAATGGCTACCTCAGATTGGCAAAAAAACATTTTGTCGGCGGCTGAAGAACAATCTCCGCTGGGCAGAGCTACTGGCCCGGTAGTAGCGGCATCACAGGCAATGGGTTTTGGCTCTGGTGCTTGGCTGGATGAACTCGTTGAGAAATATTTTGGTGGAAAATCTGGGGACGCTCTCCGCGCAATTAAGCAAGCGCAACAAAGCGAACGTCCAGTTGAAACTTTAATTGCACAATTAGGAGTTGGTTTAACTGAGGGCTATGCCTTGTTAAAAAGGCTTCCTCAACTTGCAAACATTATAAGTGGGACGCGGCAACGAGGGGTTCTTGCATCGAGTGCTGTAAGCGGAGCGGCTGGATTATCCGCTGGAGGTACTACTGGATTTATTTCTGGTGCTGGTGAGGCTGATCCAAGTGAAAATAGAATTCGAGCAGGAGGTGAGGGTGCATTGTTAGGTGCCGTTGCTGGCGGCACACTTGGCGCTGTCACTCCTTTGGTTGCTGCTGGTGGCAGAAACATATTAAATCTCTTGAGAAAATCAGATGTTCCAATGATTGCGGGTGCGTTGCGCATTAGTAAGCAAGCGGCAGAAGTTATTAAAAGTGCTTTTGATGCTGGTGGTGATGTTGACCAAGCGTTGTTAAATTTGGAACGTGCTGGTGAAACCGGGATGTTGGCTGATGCTGGTCCTGCCGCTCAAGCATTGCTAGATGCAAGCGTTTCTGTTGGCGGTCAAGGTCAAGTTGTAACACGAGCATTGGGTCAACGTGCAGATGACGTTACGGCAGGGCTTTCGCAAACTCTAGATAAAACTTTAGGTGATGCAGATTTAACTCCGCTTCAAGCAGCAGAAATGATTTCTGCAAAAACAGCTAAAGGTCGGAAATCAGCGTATGAAGCTGCTTATGGTCAACCTATAGATTACAGCTCTCAAACTGGTATGAATATAGAGAGTACTTTAGATAGAATTGACCCTTCTATTTTAGACCAAGCAATTAAAAAAGCTAATGTGATGATGAGAGCCGCTGGCAAAAAAAATCAACAAATATTAGCATCGTTAGGGGAGGATGGGGAAATATCCTACACTGAAATGCCCAATGTGATGCAGCTTGATTATATAAAACGTGCGCTCGGAAATTTGGCAGAAGCCGCTAGAAACCCTCTTGGGCAAGCAACTGATGACACTTTGCTTTATGGCGGATTGGCTAGAGATTTAAAGAAATCTATAGGTGATGCGGTAATCGAACCTGAAACTGGTGCGCGGTTATATGATGATGCTGTAAAGCTAGGAGGCGAAAAAATTGACGAGCAAAACGCCTTTAAGTTAGGCCGTGAGGCTTTAAAGCCGCAAACTGAAATTGGCGATATTCTTGACGAGTTAGGGCCAGAGCCTTCTCAAGCACAAATAGAAGCATCAAAATTAGGGATGCGTCAGTATATACGCACAATATTAGAAAACGTCAAAGGTGTTCCGTCCGACCAAGAATTGGCTGCGCGGCAACTAGATGCGTTCTATCGTCTTACAAGTTCTGATGCTGCACGAAAGAAAATTCAACGCATTATGGGTAATGAAGCAGCCGATCTATTGGCCGAAATAGATAAGGTCGCGCAAACTTCAAAAGTTCGGTCGGCTGTTGCAATAAACTCTAAAACAGCGCAACGCCAAGCCATAGAACGCGATATAAAAGATGTAACAGATGAAGGATTTTTTGGCCAATTGCTTCGTGGAGAGCCAATTGGGTCTGCAAAAGAAATCGTAAAAGCTATCACTGGCAGAACCGATCAATATGATTTTGAGCAGCGCAGAAAAATATTTGCAGACGTTGCGAGGGCGCTTACTGAAGCTAAAGGGCCAGAAACTCGTAAGGTTTTAGATATTATGGAGAGGGCGCAAACTGGACAGATCATAACTCAGGCTGAAAATGATTTGTTAGTCAACCAAATCGCTGGTGTTCTTTCATTAACCGCGCGTGGGGCTTTGCAACCTAAACTGCAAGAAATGGCACAGTAAGGAACAATAAATATGCGTATCGAACCAATGGATAAAGACACGGTTGAAGGCATCGTCCAAAAGGCGGTGCAAGATGCTGTTGATTTTATTGAGAGCGAAATCTCTGAACCAAGGGTCAGGGCGCAGCGTTACTTTGATGGCAAGGTAGATATTGGGCATGAGCAGGGCCGATCAAAGGTCGTTGCCACAAAGTGCCGTGATGTTGTTCGAGCAATAAAACCATCCATTCAGCGCGTCTTTCTTAGCACAGAAAACCCGGTTGAGTTTGTGCCTCGTATGCCAGAGGACGTTGCTATTGCGGAGCAGATGACGAAATACGCTAACTATAAGTTTCAGCAGAACAAC